TGGACGTGCCGGCGTGCCAGGTCTCGCTTGGGGATCAGGTTGAAGTGGGCAAGCGCATCACGCATGGCCCGCTCTAGCCGCTCCCCTACGATGGCGACGCCCTCGGAGAACTGGATGTCGGTGAGCCTGCGTAGCACCAACTACTCCTTGTGCGTTCCCAGGACGCCCCGCTCTGCCCTTGCCATAGCACGGTGGTCGCACCAGTGCAGAGCCTCCTCCAGCTTCGTGATAACCAAGGAGTTCTCACGGCAAGCGAACTTGCCGCCGCTAACCCGCTGATACCAATGGATGCGGTCGATGGCCGCCTGAATGATGCCCTCCACGAAGGCGCCGTTCACCCCCTCGCACTCGGCGTCTACGAGCAGGGGGTTAGTTAGACGCTCGGGCAACTTGATCGGGCCTGCCTGCCACTTGATCGAGAAGCCCTGGCCGTCCGTGCGCCCTCCGGCGGGGTTGCCCTGCTCATCCTCGACGTGGGTGCTGCGTATCTCCTGGCGCATACTCTTTTCTCCTACGTTATCTCCGCCGAGTCGGTGGTGTTGACGTGGGCAGCTGCGGTGGTACGCAGGCAGCCGACGGTGAAGACGTCACCGGCGAGGCCGGCGTTGTTGATGCAGTTGGTTGCGCCACCACCGCCCTCAAAGACGCAGCCGATGAAGGCTGCCTGTCCTCCTGCCGCAATGGAGACGAAGTCCCCGGTGTCCCTGTTCTCCTTGGAGAAGAAGCACCCGTGGAAGACCACCTTGGCGGCAGCGGCTATCTCGACCAGGGCGTCCTGGTTGTTGCGGCTGGCGACCCTCTGGATAGAGGCGAAGCGCACCCCGCTGATCACAGCAGACGAGGAGCAGCGCAGCTTGCGGACTATCACCGCATCGCAGGAGCCCAGGAGCTGGGAGTACTCCCGCTCCAGATGGGCACCACCGTGCTCCCCTCCCGTGAGGGCGATGCTGTTGTGGTCTACCAGCCGTTCTTGGATGGGTTCACCTGGAGAAGTGAAGACCGTCAGCCCCAACGTCCGGCGCTGCTGCTCTCGGACGTACTGGTCTACCTGCTCGACGTGGGCGGCGGCCTTGTTGGGAAGCTCCTGAACCTTCACGGCTACCTCCCCTTCCTGCGCTTGCCCCCACTGGAGAGGCGCAGAGCCACGTCGATGGCCGACACCTTGAGATACTCGGCCTTGTCCCGCAGGTGACCGAACAACATCCAGCTGACCGACTGCCCCTTCACGCTGTCGCTGATGGCCAGCCTGTCCACGGCCTCGTCACCGATCAGCATGTTGCCTGTTGCCGGTGTACCCACCTGGGCCCAATGGGCGTCTCCCCCACCGAAGACTGCACGCACCATGGCGTTCGCCGTGTTCTTCAGCCTGGAACGGAGGGGCTGCTTGGTGTCGTGTACCGCCAGGTTGTTGGTGGCGTCCACTATCTGCGTGGCCCATCCCTTGTAGTCCGAGCCTCCCAGAGCGTTGAGCAAGCCGTACAGGGCGGTGGAGTAGATGGGCGAAGACCCGTTGCCGGAGCTGGCACCGAGAAGCTCCAGCCCTCTGGTCTTCAACTGCCTGCCCTTGGCCGAGAACTGCGCCAGCTTCATGGTCCAGTCCACCGGCTGCACCGGGTCGGTGGTAGGGTGGCGGTAGTGGATGGTGTCGCACGCCTGCTCCCAGACGTAGACCGAGCAGTCCTTGGTCCAGACCGACTTGGTATTGATCAGCTGGGCCGCCACGACGTAGATGCCCATCCGGCCCACGTCGTCGGGCACGTTGCCCTGGTAGGTGAAGGGCAGGTAGATCAGCGGGTTGCTGCCGTTCCTGGTCAGCTGCATGTTGGGGGACCAGTGCCCTGTGTACCCAGCAGCGTTGCCGTCCCAGATCAACCGGACCTGGTGGCCTGTAGGATCAGGAGCACCACCGACCGTGTCCCAGAGCTGTAGCTCCCTGGTGCCGTCGATGGGGGCGCCGGGGGCGTAGCCGGCCTCGCTGTTCACCCTCTCGGTGGGGAGCAGATACTCGAGCTCGGCGCTGGCACCCTTGAGCAGCGGCACCCACTTGGTGTTGTCGAAGAAGAAGGTGAAGACCACCTTGTCCGGCAGCCCCGCCACCGCATGGTAGGGAGCTATCTCGATGGGGAGCAGCCAAGTCCTCGCTGGCGCTACCCTGCCGCTGGGGAACTCGTAGCCCACCGGCACCGGTATCCAAGGCCGGATGTACATGAGGCTGCCAACCCCGGAGAGGTTGTCCTGCCTGATGTACTTCCCGTAGAACCCCCGGACGTCCTCGACCTTGGACTCGACGCTACGATCTAGGCTGCCACCGTGCCCGTAGCGCAGGACGTACAGGGAGCCGATGGTGACGTCGTCACCAGAGGGAGAGGCATACGGGTACGTCTTGGCGTCGTCTACGACGTCCACCGTGTCGGTGCCCAGGCAGTAGAGGTCCTCCTGGCCCATGACGAGCCAAGGGTTGCGGATGTTCTCGGTCCTCTGCACCGTGTTGGCAGGCCCGGCCTGGGAGCTGTAGGTCCACACGCTCCACCCGTCACGCCACACCAGGGAGATGCCCTCGCTGGGGACGGTGAGGAGCAGCTGGTTGCGGAAGTGATCGTAGACGAGGTTGACCCGGTTGGCGTCCCACCGCTTGGCCATGCCGGGCTGGTCAGCTGTCAGGGACGAGTAGCCAGACTGCTGATGGTAGTTGGTCATCGGGTTGGAGACGAGGCGCTTCCAGAAGTCCTCGACCCCCTCCATCAGCGGGCGGATGTCCAGTCCGTTGCTGGTGGTGTAGACGCCGTTGCGGTCTGCCCACCATGCGGCGCCCTGTACCGAACAGGAGGCCGTAGGCCCGGAGCAGCCCACCGACTCACTGACCTTGATCAGCCTGCCACCGCTGGCCAGGAAGGTGTCGGGTATCTGGTAGAAGAACGTCTCGCTGGTGGTGCGGACCAGCAGGTTGCCCAGGAGAGCCTGGACGCTGGTGATGTCGTTCTCGCTGGGGACGGTGATGAAGTTGTCGGCGGCGATGCTGGCAGGGCGCTCGGGGTCGGAGAAGTAGACCACCTTCCCGTCAGCGTAGGCCAGCCTGTTGCCCACCGCTGCCACGTCTACCGGCCTGGGGAACTCGGACTCGTTGAGGTAGACGTAGGCGTCACCGTACAGCCCGTCGCAGGGGAACATGCGGATGAAGCAGGCACCCTCCCCGTAGGGGCGGTTGTGCCATGCGTGGTAGTCCACGCTGTTGATCTGCCGGCGCAGCTTTCCTCGGTAAGTGGCGGGCCTGTACGCCCACGCCCCTGCCCGCTTGCTGCCGAAGAACAGGGTGTCGCCAAACTCGGTGAACCAGAAGGCGTCGTCCGTACCCCGAAGGTAGTCCTCGTAGTTGCGCTGGAGGTCGCTCTCGTACAGCGCATGTCGGCGAGGGTTGTCCACTCCCTGCTCGCTGGTGCGGGGGTGGAGCATCTCCTCGTACCACTCGTCGGTGGTGGCGTCGTAGACGCTGACGACGTAGTAGACGCCGTAGAGCCCGTTGCCGAACAGGACCCCCTGCTCTCCGGTCCAGCAGCGCAGAGCACGCACGGAGATGATCTGCTCGTGGCCGAAGTCGGTCTTGATGATGGCACACCCCAGGAAGTCCACGTTCTCGACGTAACTACCCAGGAAAGTGGAGTCGAACTCGGACACCTGCCCAAGGCCCTTGCGTGTACGCCAGCCCCAGCGGTGCCGCTCCATGTTCTGGAGGTAGACGCCCTTCTCGACGCTGTCGGCGTCCATGCCGGTCGGCAGGGCCGGAACATCCTGGGGGGACATGGCCACTACCAGGTCTCCACGCCCATGTGGAGGGCTGCTTCCTGGCACCGCATGAACAGGTGGGCCTCAAACGCCGTCCTCCTCCGCTGCAGGAGAAGGTCCAGCTCGGTGTTCACGGCCTCATCCCGCAGGCTGTACTGCTTGTGCGCCAGCAAGGCTATCAGGTCGTGGTACTCCACGAGGTCGTCGATGTACTCGTTGTTGCCGCTGGTCTGCTTGCTCCAGTCCACCGTGGAGACGGGGACGAAGTGGACCCGGATCAGGCCGGTCATGTCCTCACCGAACCAAAGCGACTGCCCCTTGAGCAGGTAGTGCTCGGTGACCTGGTGGATGTGGTCCAGGCTCTTGCCCGGCTTGAAGTAGAAGTCCGGGGGGTACTGGCTTGCGCTGCTGATCCTGGCCACCTTGAGCAGAGCAGACATGCGAGGGCTGGCCGTGGCCCCCAGCAGCTTGATAGCGCCGGTGGCCAGGTTGTAGTTGCGCCCCGCTACCGTCAGCTCCTGCTCGGCCTCCATAAGCATGGGGTGGTTCAGGGTGACGATGCCACGGTACTCGTCCTCGCCCAGCTCTAGGGCGGCCTGTACGGCAGCGGCGTTCTGCCAGGTCTCGTCGTCCTCGTCGCACAGGGTGCGGAAGTAGGACGCTACCTGATCGACGTAGAGCATACTCATGCCAGCTCACCCCCTTCTGACACCACCTGCTCGTCGGAGCCCACCTCTGCCTCCGCAGGAGTACCGGGCACCTGGGCCGGGCCAGCCGGTTCTTCCGGTGGGGGCTGTGCGCCAGGAGGCAGGTCCCCCTGCGCCGCAGGAAGCCGCCCACCCATCAGCACCTTGCGGAACTGGAGTACGACGTGGTCCTGGTAGGGGACCGGCAGCTTGTAGAAGTCGGCGGTCCAGATGAACTCTTCAAAGACCCGCTTGAGGGCCGAGACGTCCTCGCCGGGGAAGACCTCGATGTCGAAGCCGCCCTTGGCTGCATCGAGTAGCTCCTGGGCGTGACCCAACTGCTGGATGCGGTCCAACACATACTTGCCGCTGGTGCCGAAGCTGATCTCTGCCATGGCGTCTTCGGCGCTGACGAGCCCTGCGGCGTGGAGCTCCAGCACCTTGTTGCGCCTGTCGGCAGTCTCGTTGCGGAACAGGGAGCCGGCCTCGATGAGGACCTCGGGGTCGTCCACGATGTTGGTCCTCTTCAGCTCCCGGTGGATGAACTCGCCCGTCTGATCCAAGAAGCGGACCCACATCTTCTCGGTGTAGTTGGTCTTCATCAGGACCAGGGCGGTCTTGGTAACAGACGAGGCCAGGTACTCCAGCCCCTCCTCGGTGGAGGTGAGCTGGCTGGCGTCTGCCTGCTTGAGGGCGTCCACATGCCTGGCGCTGGTCACGCCCTTGGCCGTCTTGCCCAGGCTGGTGCTGTGTACGGCGGCGATGTCGAGCGCCCTGGACAGGATGCGGGCGACGTCAGCGAACGCCTCGGGCGGCATGGAGGGCCCGACCATGTAGGAGGGTGGCCCTCCTGCTCTGGAGAAGGGGATGAGCTTGTCGCTGCCAGGGCGGAAAGAGTTGCCTGGGATACCGGAGCCCAGCGGCACCAGGATGTACGGGTCCGCATGGCGCTTGATGAACAGGTTGATCTGCCGGTTCTTCTCGTTGTAGAGCCGCTGGATG